AAATACAACATTACCACCAACTTTTCTTGTGCCATATACTATTGGAATATGAGCATTAGCATTAAATTTATTTACTAATGCACCTCTATTATTTTCATCAGAGAAGTCTTGTCCAAAATCTGGTATCTCTGGTTCTGGTACTAACCAGCCTATTACGTCACCTACTAAATCTCCAACAAAATCAAAAGTTTTAGATACAGCTCTTTTTATAGATTTAAATAAACCCATTTACACTCTACCCCACTTTATATCTTTAACAGTTAGTGCAGAGAACTCCATACCTTTGTCGCCACTAAATACCTTTTGTTGTGAATTATCTGTAGTAGTTCTGCCATTTACTTTGCTAAAGTTTCCCCAATGTGAAGTTACACTCAAAACTAAAGACGCAGTATTGGTATCATCTTTTATATTATATTCGTCTATTGTTCCAAAAAAAGATAAGTAAGGGTCAGATATTAAAGCCAAACTACTATTTAAAAAACCTCTGTAGATATAAACATCATCATTAATTATGTTCTCATTTAGTGCTACACTTATATAAGTTTGGTCTACACCAGATAAACTTATACTTAATGTATTCTTTGTAGGCACGTTTGTTTCACTTATATCTGTAATACTTTTCAAATGACCATTTGATAAATAAGTTCTTGAGCTTCCAGAAACGCTAGAAGTAATGTCAAAACTTGCATTTGTTAAATATACTGGAGTACTAAAACCTATTTCTAATAATAATACTGGCTCTATATTACCTGTTGCTAGTTCGGTTTTTACTGCACTTGTTAAACCCCTAGCCATTATAAACTCTCTATAACATCAAACTCATAAGTAAATAATAAATTACCATCAGCATCATTTTCATTTGTTTGAAATTCTTGTACGTCACTTGTTAAATGAACTTTGAAAGGTACTGAATCATAAATTACCCCACTATTATCAGCTAATGCAGTTCTTAGTGGTGGCTCTATAGTTACTGTTGCTGAGTTACTTGAACTGGTTACATCTTCTACAACCATATAGACTTTATCGTGTGCAAACTTCAATAGATCACCAGCTTTTAGTCTACCAGCTCCATCTCCAGCAAAACCATCTATTGCTATAGTTGTATCAGATGCACTATGAGAACCATTAACTAAAAGTGTTCCTGTTTCATTACCTTGTGCATTTAAGTAACTTGGCATAGTAATAGTAAAATCTTCTTTTCTGTTTCTTTGTTTCATTATGAAAGCCATTATTGGTGCAAAGTCTGACCTTTTCATAGGTGGATAGCTTATGGTAAAACTAAACCTTTGACCTTGTATCTGCCTTCTAAAAGACTTGCCACTATCTGTTTCTGAGAATAAAGTTTTCTGATTGCTTTGTAGATTGATTGCTTCAAACCTTGTATCTGGTAATGTGCCACTCATATAATCGCCCTCTGACCCTTTTCATTTACTGCACTATTAATTAGGTTAATTAACACCCCTCTGCTATTTACTAATAGTTCCTCAAACCCAGTAGCATCAACTGTATTAATATTAAAATTTACTGTTACTGGTTTACCCATCATTCCAAGTTTATCATTTGGCACAATAGTTCCAGCTTGATCTGGCACAAATAGTTCAGCACCTTTCTCACCAACTATACTTGCTCTTCCTACTGGGGGTCTACCACCTTTCTCAAATGCTTTTATTTTATTTACAAAACCCATAGCAAAAGCTAAAGCACTTGCTCCCAGAGCAACATTTAATGGAAATGGCATACTAGTTAAAGTGTTTACAGCACTTGTTATAGCACTCATTGTTGCTTTTGCTACTTGATTTGCTTTAAAAAGTGCTAAAGATTTAGCAAAAGCCATTTTAACTGCTTGACCTATTAGCATTTCTACAAAACTTCTAACAATAGTTCTTGCAAAGTCTTGAAAGTTTAATTTACCAGTCATTACAAAATCTGATAATGTTTTTTTTAATTCTCCAAAAGTTTGTTTTCCTATATCTTTAATTTGTTCCATACCAGTCTTTTGAGCATTGACTGATTCCATAAACCCATCTTTAAAATTTTTAACTGCTTCTCCCATCAAACTTAAATTTGCTACTGTTTTGTCTTTGCTTTCTGCTGTTACAAGTCCTTCTGCATTAGCTTGAATTATAGCTTTATTTATTTCTTTCATCATATTGACTATTTTTTCTTTTAACCCTCCAGCTTTCATATTGGTAATGTCAATACTCATATCTAAACCACTAAATACTAGTTTTGATGATTCTCCAGCTTGTTCCATTGCTTCTTCTAATTCTTTGATTGGTGTTTTTAATTCACTTGCTTTGTTCTTAAATCCTTCAGCACTATCCATCATAATCTTAAATCTTTCATCACTTATTAAACCTAATGATTTAAATAATTCTGCTGTTTTTCTTTGAACAAATCCTACACTATCTAACAAACCACCAAACATTGCTCTTATATGGTCAATAGCACCAGCAATAACACCTACAACTAATCTTCCCTTTAAACCCATAGCCAAAAACCCTATAACACCAATAGTTGCAATAGGTTGTGGTAATCCTCTAACAAAATTTACAAGATTAGCTATAGATTTTCCTATAAAATTAAATACTGGTTGAAATGTGTCTATGATACCAGCACCAAATAATAAAACTTTTAATGTAGCTTGTGTAATAGAATCTCCAACTTTTTCTGCAAATTTTTCTATACTTCCAAAATTATCTGCTAAAGATTTTTCAACTAATTCTGCACTTGTTTTTAAGGCAATAAAAGGTTTTCCGTCCATTACTGCCATTTGAAATAAATTAAATTTATCACCTATCATTGAAAGAGTACCATCAAAAGTTTTAGCCATTTCTTCACTAGCTCCCACTATTGATAGTGTACCTTCTCTAAATGCTTTGATAATATGTTCTTTAGATTTTTCTGCACTCATTTGAACCCCAGCTTCAAAACCTAATAATTCTCTAACCCCTCTTTCTCTAAATAAATCAGCAGAGTTAATACCAGCACTAAATACCCTTTGTAATTGTTCAGCAGTTGTTTGGAAATCTAATCCAGATGCAGATGCTATATCACCAGTTATTTTTAGTATTTCATTTAATTCGTCAGCATCTTTAGAAACCACCGATAGATTTGCCGAACCTCTTTGAATTTCAGCTAATGAAAAAGGTACTTGACCAGCAAACTTAATTAAACCTTTAAATGCTTTCTCACCTTCTTTTGCATCAGCAAATAAAAATTTAAATCGTACTCTTAATCTTTCTACTTCTCTTGCAGTATCAAGAAACCCTTTAGCAACAAAACCAGCACCTAAACCTAGTAAGGCGTTGCGTAAATTAAAAACAGAATCTTTTACTCTGTTTATTCCTTTAGTAGCAGACTGCATAGCTTGGCGTGTCTTGTCTTTAGCTATGATGTCTATATTAACTTGTTTAGTTGCCACTTATCGCCTTGCCCTTTCTAATCGTTCTTGTCTTTCTCTTTCTTCATTTTGAATTTCAAAGTATGCTACCCACAAGTAAAATTCATCAACTGACATTTCTAAAATTTCGGCGACTGTTTTATGTAGTTTTTCTGCTAACCCAAAGATATTATGCAACTCAGCATTATTTTTTAGTTTTTTTTATTGTCCTCTAAATCTTTGTTATCAGTACCCATTATTTTTGTGGAAACTTCAGCTATAATGTTTGTGTCTGCTTTTGTCTTAAAACCTAATACATCTTGAGCAGTAAACATTTTTTTACCATCTTTTGTAAGTGATTTTTCTATAATAACATCTATCAAAACTAATAGATCAGTATTACTAGCACCTTTAAAAATCTTTTGCTTTTCCATCATATTAAATGGTTTACAATGGATAGCTTTATCACCAACTAAACCCCACTCTGGCACTTCAATAATCTTAGTATCTAATGCACTAAAATGATCTCTTATGCCATCAAAATAATCAATTTTATTGTCAGTCATACTATACTACTGTTACACAGTACCTATAGTTAGTCCACCTGTTCCCTGTATTGATACAGTTCTTGTAGTGACACCATCTAAAGTTACACCTACTGACATTCCAGTAACAATACCAGTTCCAGAGAATTTTCTATCACCAGATTCATTGCCCTCTGGTAAAAATGCAAATGTTAATTCTGCACCTTGTACTAACGTAGTTTGTCCACTATCAGTTTCATCAAAGTTCATATCTATACTAGCAGTATATGTACCTCTACCAACTAAAAATGATTTCATTGAATCACCTAATGCAGTATCTTCTACTGTATCGTGTGTTGTATCTACTGTAAATCCAGTTGCATTGCCAAGTGTTGTTCCACCTATTGTCACAACTCCTTCTTTTCCATGATGTGTCGCCATTTATACCTCCTTGTTATAGTTTGTTATTTTTCTTCTTTATCTTTTTGTTTTACCACTTTTTCACTTTTTTTGGTAACTTTTTTTTCACCTTCTAAAGTGTATCCGTTGTTTTCAAAATGCTCTATATGATCTTCAGAACATTTAATAATATCTTCGCCTTTCTTCATAGTTACTTGTTTAGCCATTATGCACTCCCTCTTGTAAATTCATAAATTACTCTAGCAGTTATTCTTACACCACCATAAGGGTATATAGTTCCCTCATCTGTTGATGCTTCAACAATCTGTGTATCTAAAGCATTACCATTCCTAGTTATATCATTATCTAGTGTTTCTTCAACAACTTCTATCAGTTGGTTTCTAACTGTATCTATATTGCTATCTGTACCTTTACCAAAAGCCACGATTAAGAAATCAATAGAACCTCTATAACTACCAGCACCAGTATCACCTATGCTAGATACTTCTCTTGTTTCGTCACCAGATTGCACAAATAAAGCTGGAAACTGTGCGTCTGAAAGTTCTTCTACTTCAAATGGTTCTCTTGTTATTTTTTTGAACTCTATAGGACTGGTAACTGCATCAAGTTTAGTAATTATATCACCAGCAATGTTTTCTCTTTTACTCATATTTTCATTTCTTTGAAATAAGTTTTTGTAAACTCTTGCCTAATCTTATCTTCTTCTTTGTTACCAATGGAGAAAAAAGGTCTAGTGATTTTACTTTTACCTACACCGAAAGTATCGTGATATGATGCAATTTTATTTCTTTCCATATTAGAAAAAAACAAAGTACTTTTTAATCCACCAGTCTTAAAGTCTAAACTTCTAAACATTTTGCCAGTATCAGTTAAATCTACAAATCCAGTTTGCCTACCTCTTTTCTTTCTGCTTTTTACTGTAGCTGGTGCATAGGCTCTCATTTGCCCTCCGTCTGGTAGCTTTCCACTTTGAGTTCTTTTGGTAATCATAAATATTGCCATATTAGAAACTCTGTTTAATGCTTTTTCTACTGCTGATTTTTGTTTTCTGGTCATTCTTTTGAGTTCGTTTACAACGTTGATAGTATTTACTTCAACCTTAACTTCCATTATCTTACTAACCTTAAATGATGAATTGGTTCTTTTTCTGAATCACTTACTGCTCCAGAACTATCCTCATCATACTCAACGCCATCTCTTAAAACAGCTTGAAATTCCTCTTCATATCTATCTCTGTAAAAGTCTATTTGTACTTGGAAAGTGTCTTTACCTTCTCCTGTATCTGGGTCACGCCATTTTGTTAGTATAGGATAAACATATTTCCATAATGCTAAATAGACTACGGATTGTGTCCATTGTGCATTTGTTAGTTTGCTGTTGGTCATTTCAACAGACGTAACTTTTGTAATATCTTTATATCGAACTGTGTGTCTGTATCTTTCCCACCATTCTTCTCTTACTCTTCTCAATACGTCATTTTCTGCAAATTGTAACTGGTCGCCAAAGTCTGTTATACCAAAACCTAATATATCCGGTTGTATAGCTTGTAAGTTAGAATTTGCTACGCTAAATTCTGTAGTAGCCATTATTTACCTTTCTTTTTAGGTTTAGCCTTTTTTGGTTCTTCTACTAGTTTAGGTTGTGCTTTTGGTTTACCTTCGTATAAACTCCAACCTCTGATCTCCCAGTTACCTTGATTGTACTCATAATCAACTTTACTTCTTTCAATAACTTTTCCATCTTTTACTAATTTTACTGTAGTCATTTTAATCTCCTAATTGAAAAGGGTGGTTACCCACCCCATCAAATTTAGTTAATAACAGATTCGTTAAGCATCTCGATACCATAACTATCATGAAGTTCTCCAACTCCATAAACTGCTGTAGCTACAATTTCGTCAGCTCTTAAAGACGCATCTCTTTGAGTTTCAAGTTTTAAGTCTTGCATCATTGCTAAACCTAAAGCATCTTGAGAAAAGATACCACCTTTACAATTATCTGTATCAGTTGTTCCATCTACGTTAGAAGATTCAAATATTTGAACACCAGCTATAGTTCCAATAAAACCAGTTCTCATAGCTTCATTCTGTAGATCACCACCATTAGGATTTACAAAAGTATTCGTTAATGATTTCTTTACATTATAGATAACTTTTGGATTGAATACCCCATAATAAGGCATAGGAACATTAGCTTGTCTTAGTGTTGCAACTGCTTTAAATATATTGTCTATAGTTAATTCAGTTCCAGCACCACCTATGCTAGTAGAAAATCCATCAAATAAAGCTATTAAATCTTGATCCATCTTCTTTGCTATAGCTTCACCGAATAACTTACCAATATCTCCAGCAACATTCCTTGATGCTGAGTTTCTTGCTAAATCAGTTAGTGTAGTCATAATTCCTTTTTCTGTTGCTGTTATTGTAACAGATGTTGGGTTTACTGCTGTGTTTGATAGGTCAGTTGCTTCATTGACTGCTGATGCTGATACAGTTCCGTAAATAGGTACTTCTACTGATTTACCTCCACCAGCAATAGTGTAGTTTCTGACCAAGTTTCTCATTATTGATTGCTCATTAGCAACAAATAACGCTTCTGCTACTATCTCAGTATAGAGTTCTGATATAGTACTACTTGTAGTTTCGTTTGCCATGTTAACTCCATTAAATTAAAAAAATTAAAAATTATGAGTTTATTACCCTTGGTTGAGAGTTACGCTTTTGTTTCCACTTAGCATACTTCTCTCTATCCTTTGGGTTACTCATATCTAAATCCTCAATTTTAAATACGGAGCTGAGTTCTCCTCTATCCACATTTGACACAGAGCCAGAGCCACTAGGAGTAGCACTAACAAAGTGTGGGTTCTGTGTTAAAAACTCTTGCACTAACTCGTCAGTTGTTAAGAGTTCCCCATTGCTGTTATATCTTGCAATTCCGTTTTTGTCTAGTATTTCTACATTACCAGTTTCATTTAATTTAATATTTTTATTTAATAATTCTACAACTTGGTCTGGATTTATTGCCCTGTTCTTTGATGCTGAAGATAATAAAGATTTATTTATTTTAATATCTCTAAGTTGACTTTCAAGGTTAGCTTTTTCTTTGTTCCATTCTTGACTTTTATTTTTCAATATTTCCTCAAACTCACCCTTTTGTATTTTTTGTTTTTCCTCTGTATCTTTTTGTGCCTTCACTATATTGACTGCTGTGTCTATATCATCAACTCCTAATCTTTTATTTATTGCTAATCGGTCTTTTAATAATCTTCTTTCTACTATTTCATTCAGCTCATCTTTAGTAAAAGTTTTTTCTTTTGTTTTTTCCTCTACTATCGGTGTTTGAACTTCCTCAGTAGTTTGAGCAGTTTGTTCTACTTGATTTTGTTCTTGTTGTTTATCCATGTTTATATTCTCCAGTTGTAATTTATTTATATCAAAGTTTTACAGTAAAATCTACATTATCTGTAACTATAGGATTATTTTTCCTTCTTCATATAATTGTTCTTTTTCTATTGGTTTCTTTTTATCAATAGCTTCTAAAATCATATCTACTGGAAACTCGCCCCAAGTATCACTCCTTGTTGGCACTTTTTCCCCAAACATATCTATATATAACTTTTCATAGTCCTCTGGTAATGTAGCTTCATCAAGTCTTTTATCTATTTCTTTATCACTTAGCAAGTTCTTTTATCCTTTCATCAAATTGTTTCATAGTGTTAGGCACTATATCTTTTAAAATATTTAAAGCTCTTTTATTGTTTTGTACTGCAAATAAATTAGCAAATGTTTCTGTCATTCGGAGTTCTACTTTTCTGTAATAGTCAAGTCCGTGTCCGGGTGCTTTATAAAGAGAGTGAAATCTACCATTTACTAAAGCATCTATAATATCAGTAATTCTATCATCTCCTTCTAACTTTCCCTCATAATAACCAGTTTCTCTTATTTTTCCTCTTACTTTTTTTTCGTAATATCTAATTTCAACTAATTCATCAAAATATTTTTGCAATTTATTTGAACCTTTAGTAGCATCTGATGTAAAATTTTCTGCATCTTTTTCAAATGCTTCTCTAAATTTTTTATTTTCAAATGACCAAGGTTTAGGCTGACGCTCAAACTGTCTTATTTTTCTACTGCCAGTTTTGTAATCTATATAATGTCCATATTCGTGTGCTAGTGTTCCAGCTTTAGCATTAGTTACAAGTGTATCTTCTTCTGGTCTAAAATATGCTCTTTTTTGATTAAGTGTAATTCCATTTACTAAAGGAACATTATTAAATACTTTTAATGTTGTAGGTGTAAGCTGACTTTTTAAATCTTTATCTACTACTTTTTTTACTTGCTCGTCTGTTAATCCTTTATATTTGCCAAATTTTCTTTTTGGTGCTGTTACAACTGATGCTAAATTCTGTGATACTTTTGGTGTTGTTTCTTCTATATCTTCCTCTGGTGGTAATTCATCAAGTGTTTCTTCACCCCAAGCTGGGTCTGTTGGTATCCAAGTATGTCTGCATCTATAACCACCTCTTACTATAAATGGGTCGCCATTTGCTTTTCCATTCCAAGACCTAGTGTTCCAAAGTTCTCTTATTTGTTTTTCTGTATAGGTTTTACCTAATATTCCTCTACACCAATCTCGGCTATCTCTTACTAATGTACCAGTATAAGTAAAATGGGTAAGTCCACTTTCTTTAGCTTTAGCTATGGTAAACTGTCCGTGAAACTGCATTACGCTATCGTGTGCTATCTGTCCAGCATATCTTCTTAAATTATTACCAGCTCTATCACTAGCATATTGAGTATGTAGTTTTCTAACAGCCTCTTCTACTTGAGATTTTTTAAACTTATCATATTTATTCTCATTGATAAAATCTACTAGCTCATTAATCTCTCTTTGATTTGATTTTTTATACACTCCATTGATATGTGATCTAATATTGCTAACCATATCTTCAAAAGGTCTACCAGCTATTGTACTTTGGTATAACTCATCATTAATTACCTTGATAAATCTTTCGCCTATATCTTCAAAGCCAGAATAACTTTGAAACTTTAGTGCATTAATAGTAGATAGGTTTGCTTCTGTAAGACTTTTAAATTTGTTGGGTATAGGCATTTCACCAAATGTATCTAGTACCTCTTTTGCTATTTTGTTGTATTCTTCATTTATTATTAGATCAGCTTCATTAAGAAAGTTGTTTTCTACTAACTCTTTTATTTTAGGTCTTAATTGTATTGCTAATCTTTGTGATACTAGTTGTCCTTTAGTGGCTCTTGTAACTTCTTTTACAACATCTTCTTCCAGTTTGTATAATACATTGATCATACGTTCTTCGTGTTGATCAGCTAGTTTTTCTAATATCCTTGACATTCATTACAACGGAAAGTTCTTTTTCCAAGCTCTAATAGACCAGTAAGCTGGTGATAAAGACTTTTGACCTTTTACTTCTTTTAATACACCACCCATTCTAGCTAGAAATGACTTCTGCCTAGCTGGTATACTCTTCTTGATACTCATACCTCTTGCACCAAAGGTTACTTTTTTAATTTTACCAGTAGACTTTTCTTTTACATATACACCAAACTTTTTTCTTTTTGATTCACTAGCAGATAATCTAAAAGGTTTATTTAGCTTAACTTGTTTACCTCTATATTCTGCCATTACTTTTTTCTCTTTCTTTTACTTGCTCTTCTAATTAAATCTGTATCAAACGTTCCAGAACGCCCTCTTTTTATCAGTTTGTTTACTCTAGCCATAGCCCATGCGTTCATAGACATTCTAGGTCTACTACCAGAACTAAGAAATGCACCTTGCCCTCTACGATAACTAGCTTTTAAATCTGCTAAATTAAATAATTTAGACTTCTTTGCCTTTGCTTTAAGTGTTTTTATTGTAGATGCTGATAAAGGTTTTCTTTTTACTGCCATTATACCCTTGTTCTCCTTTTTAATAATGATCTAGGTATCCTTGCACCACTTTTATACAATGCACTAACTTGCTTAATTAAACTAGCTCTAAGGGTGCGTTTTGACCCCTTTAAACCAGATAGATACTTTTTAGGTATCTTGGTTTTTTTATCTTTAGGAACTCGTTTCCTCTTCTGTTTCGCCAACTGTTACTCCTTCTACGTTTGTTGTTTGGAATTGACCTCTTACAGTTCTTGCGTTGTCAATCTCTTCATTTATTGTTTTGATCTTGTCATTGTTGTCTATAACTGTATCTGCGATTTGTTTGTCGATTTCTTTGTTAAATGTTTCTGACCTTACGCCACTAGCTTTAGCCATCTGTAAATACTGCATATCATTCGCCCAATCTCTAATATCAAAGGTATCTGGGTAGTTTACAGAACCATCAAACTCTTTTTCTAACCATCTAGCAAATAAACTCCATATATGCTCTTCAGCGTTCTCTAAATAATCTGCTTTCTCTGATAATCTTGCATTTAGTAGCTGAAACTCTGTCTGTAGTGCTATTCCACTAGCTATCTGTGTACCAGTAGCTCTTACTGACCCCATGTGTGTTATTCTATCTATAGCATCTACTTTGTTTTGTATACATTTCATTATACCATCTAGGTTTTGACCACTAGGTTGAATAATATAGGGTTTCAATGCACTATCCATATCTTCGGGTATTTCTATTATAGAACCAGCCCCAGCAGATGCTTCTACATTAGGGGTTTTTACTAAGCTGGGGTGGTTGGCTAGTCTTATCAGTTGTTCTTTTTCTGAGTAATCATTATAAATAGATTGCTGTAAGTAAGCTACATCTGATAGATCACTTATACCTATCGGTCTTTTATTTCCTCTAAGGTTGTATACATTTACTGCTGGAATAACTCCTATAGGATTAGGAACTTCGTCTAATAGCTTTACATCTCCTTCTTCATACTCTTTGTCATACTCTTCCACTTCGTAAGTGCTGATAGTTTCCTCTGTAAACACTTTTAGTATTGCTCTTTCAGAAGTCATATCTTCTACTATAACTAAATAATCTAAATAAAACCTACCACTACTTGCTCTGCTGTAATTCCAGTTTACAATGTTCTCTGGAGTATATATGGATACATAAGGTCTAATATCTTGAGCTAGTTCTTCTGCTCTAGTCTTTGCATTAGTCTGAGGTTTATCTACAATTACCCAGCAGTTACCATAAATAGATGCGTTCATTTGCACCTCTCTCATAACTGTATTAAAACTTCTACCATCTAAATCAGCGTCTTTAATAAATGACTGTAGTTGCTCATCTCCGTCTAAGCTACCATAATCTCTTGTTGGTGGAACTCGCCATAAAAAGCTGGTATAGATTTGCACAACATTTTTACAATGATTGTCTAATGGGGTATGTCTTATTCTTGCATCATATTCCTCTGGTGATTCCAATATGTATCTGTGCAAGTAATATCCGTTTTTGTAATCGTTGCCACCTAAGTAACTGCGAATATAAAACTCCCAGTTCTCTATGTTAGCTTTCCATAAATGATGTTTCTCTTGTAATTGTTCTCTTTCCATTTAACTCCACCTCTTTTGCTCAGTTGGTACAAAATTTCTTCTTATAGGATAGTTGTATTCTATCAAGTAACCCAAAGCATCATTCATATGGTCGTACCCACTATCCTTATCTGGTATATGAGTTCCTTCTTTGTATATCTGTCTTTCTATACTCTTTATAACATTTTTACAAGTATTTAAAACAAATAAACTACTTTTACCAGCAACATTTTTTAGCTTAGAGTTTACTGCATTTATTCTATCTCTAACTAATGGTGCTGTGTTCTTGCATCTTACATCAAACCCAAAGTTTTTTAATATGGCTAAATCTGTAGTGCCACCAGCAGATGTTTTTCTTTGTCTTGCACTAGGGTCTGGGTACACAATGATATTTTTATGCTTGTATCTGTTCTTTATCTCTTCACACATTTCATTCGTGTTAGAAGAAAATATCTGTATCTCATCTATTACTGTAACTATGTTTCTGTCTATTACAGTTACTACAGCACACATAGGGTCAACGTTAAAGTCTAATCCTATATGCAAAAACAAATTATTATCTTTGTATTTCTCAACTATGTTTTTTTCCCTACTAAAATTATAGTATATCATTCCAGAGTAATTGACAAACGTTGCTTCATACTCTTGCTGAAATGTTCTTAAATCTAAATCCTGTTTTGCTTGTTCTATCTCATCTTCACTTACTTGCTGACCTTCTAGTGTAGTATATTTAAAACTTTCCCATTCATTATTGGTTTCACCCATCTTAAATAATTCATAAGACCAGTTACCAAACCCTCTAGGACTGCCACAAAATAATGCGTGTCCGTTTGTATCTGATAATGTGGGTCTAAGTACTTCATACCAAGCTGTCTTGTTTACGTCTGAAAATTCATCAATAATTAATTTGTCCAAGCCTACGCCTCTTAGTGCTGATTCATTATCTGACCCCCTCAATGTAATAGTTGAGTTATTTCTTAATGTAATAGTAAGATCACTATGATTAATAGTCTTTACCCATCTATGTGCTAACATTTTTTCTTTTAATACATTCCAGCATATTGCCTTTGCTTGTCTGTAAGTAGGAGCTACATACCATACCTTTTTATTAGGTTGACTTGAATACTTGGCTATTTCGTTTATTGCTAAATATGTTTTACCAAACCTTCTTCCAGTAATTAATACTCTAAACCTTGCTTTAGAATTAGTGACTGCTTTCTGTGGTTCAGTTAATGGCATCAATCATTAGTCCATACTAATGGTTCTTCTAATTGGTTCTCTTCTATTCTATCTTGTTGACCTAATAAGTTCTTACCTAAGAATATTTGCATAGTTACATTACCTTTTTCTGCTGACTTCCATTGTAGCTGTCTTAATCTCATCTTCTGCTCTGCTCTACCTTTTGTCAGAATATCCGAATAACTCTTTTCAAGTAAGTCTGCTGAACACCCAAAGAAATCTGCCATCTCCTTGTTTGTACAACCAAATTTAGCTAACTTTTGTAGTTGTTCTAAATCTATATGATATTTTTTAGGTCTAGCCATTATTCTATTCTAAATATATCTTGATAAATAAGATTTACTATTTTGTTAAACTCCTTTTGATCATACTTGCTAATATCTATTTCACATATTAGCTTTTTAAACAATTCTATTTTTTGTTTCTGATATTCCATTTTTCAGATAAAGTTTTTTCTATACATTTATTACAAATATATTCTTTTGCATTATCTACAGCAATAATAGGTTCACTAGCACATTTGATACAATACATAAATTTAGTCATATTTATTTTTTTATCAGTCTTTTTACTCATACTGTAAAAAGTGTAATCTTGCTTTGTTTTATCGTCTTTGAACCTATCTGCCATAGTAAATCCATTTTTAGTCTGGTTTAAATGAGCATACAGTACTGGTAAACCATTATCAAGGTATGTTTGTACCTCTAGCATATTTTATAATCTGTTACCCATGTTTAAATACTTTACTGCATCTTCTTTAGTTATTTCTCCTTCCTTAATTGCTCTTTGTACATCTGGAAAATGTTGGTTTGCAAAACTAGTGATAAATGAACTTTTATCTTTATCTTCTATTGCTTGTTTAAACATTTTTAATCTTAAAGGATATACTTCTCCAGATTTGTTTTCTATTTTAGCTTCTTGATCTTCATACTTCTTAGCTGATATCCAGTATGCTGGTTGCTTGGCATAACGTTTGTCTTCTATGCTGTGGTAATACTTATTATACATTTCTGCTAATTCTACTGGTTTATTTTGCCATTCTGCATCTAAAGATTTGTAATTCTTTTCTGCTATACCCTTACTGACTTTATTTGATATATCATTCCAAAATAAAGGAAAATTATCTTTCTTTTTGGTTTTAGGTTTAATGGTAGGGGTAGTGGTTAGGGTAGGGGGGTTTTGTCTAGGTTTTTTTGGTCTACCACCAAGCCTACCATTTATCTTAGATGCTTCTATTCTTTTAGTGATAAATAAATACTCTTGTAGCTGTCTTTCATTCTGGTAATGATCTTGAACCTCTACAAAAAATTGTTTCAATACTGTTTCACAAGCCTTTTTTTCTTCTTCTGTGATACAGTTTGCTATTCTATAGTATGTGTTGCTATCTTTTGGTATACCTTGGCATCTCTTGTTCCAGTTCCAGCATAACAATCTTATATACACCCCAACTTCAACTGCTGTGTTACTCATTGTTCCAGCAACAAAATCTTCAGTAAATAAATACCATGCTTTTAGTTTTTCTTGTGGTTTACTTTCCTTACTTATAAATGTCATAATTTTCTCCTTATATTATTTTAAACCTAAATAATGATTTTGGTAAAGGGGTAATTAATACCCCCATACCTCAACTCTAGCTTTATGTACTGCTTCCTCTTTCCATATCCAGTCGTCTGGGTTTGGAATCAGCAAGTTCTTAACATCATCTAAGGTATCTACCTTTTGCAAAAATGAACCCATTACCTTGACTATATGGTTGCATATCTTCATAGGTTTCTGGTAGTCGTCTAAGCTGTATTCATAAAACTCTGTGCCAGATTTTTTGCAAACTAAATACCATAATCTTTGTTCTGCGTTGGTGCATTGGTGGTATATACTTTGTTGCATTGCGTGAGAATATGAAATGCCAGTTGGTTTTCTCAAAGTAGTTTTTAGATCAACGTAAAAATTTTCTTTAGTTGACTTATCTTCAAATTGAAAATCTGTAAAGCCTACTAATGGTATTCCTTCTATATCCATTTCTATTTTGTTTTGATAACCTATTAAATCCCATTTGAAAGCATAATTAGTTAGTCTTTGTACTCCTTCATTAAATAATGGAACAAGGTTTTCTCTTTCACTAGCTACCTTGTCACCAGCTAAACCAGAACAGTTATCATCATACTCATTAAGCATCTTATCTATTGCTTCTTTCTGATCTGTTCCGTTAAGCCACATATTTAAGCCACTTTCTACAACACTTCCTCTTTGCATTGCTGGGTTTGTATCAAACTCATAACCAAATATTCTTCTCAACGCCCAGCGTTCTCTATTAAATGCAAACTCTGTTAGCTGACTAAATGATAATGGTAAAATACTTTTTTTATCTTTAGTATCAAACTTTTTAAAATGCTCTATCATAAGCCACCAAATAACTGTATCGCTACTGCAAATACAATTATCCCAATAATAAGACCTCTATACTCACGCATTTTGATTTTCTTCTTCAATAAATTCTACATCAACTAAATTATTCATTCGTATTTTTCTCATAACTTGGTGACCAATTAATGCAGTTTCATTTTCCTCTAATTGTTGTAACTTTCTAAGGTTCATACCCATCATACCTATTGTGACCATATCTTGTTGTGAAATACCATATTTTAACCTCCATTTAATTAAATCTTCCATATTCACTATACAATTTACATATTTCTTTTTTGATGAACCAGTTTTGACTTGTTTAAATTTAATAGTAAATCTGTTTTCTTTACAAACTTTATTTAAATACTCTTCATCAGTTAATTTTGTCATTTAAAACTCTCCCTGTTTATTTTCTTCTAAAATATATTCAGCAAAAGTTTTACCACCTTTAGTGATATAGTTTGTGGTAATATCATTACCTTCTTTTCTTAATACAAATATTCTATCACTTAATCTGAAGCAACCGAATTTTCGTAAGGCATCTAAACTTGTAATACCTTTACCTTCTTTCAAATGTTGTAATATCATTTCTTTCTGTGATAGTTTTTTTATTTTTGGTTGGCTCATAACATACTCCTTTCTATTAAATGTTGTGTTTTGCCAGTTGTACTTCATTGATAGATTTACTCCTTAAATCTTCTCTGAAGGTCTTAAAGGTTTCGTATCTAACTTTAGAACGATTCCTAACTTTTAAAGTTTTGCTGTATCTATCAACAAAATCTCTAAATCTTTTGTCAGAGTGTATATAACTCTGTAATTCACTTGTATTTTTATACTTTATGTTTTTTGAATAGTGAAGTGTTAATTCTGCTACTATCAATTTTTCTTCCTTTTTTAATATCTCAAGTGCTGTGTCGTTATCACTATACTCTAAACCCAACTGCTCTTGTTGGTGTGATAATTTGTGTGGGTCAAATTGTAAGCTATAAATATCAGTCATTATACTCCTCTTTTATTTTTTTCTATTCTGTAATGTTTTTCACAATAAAATTTAAACTTGTAATAATGTTCTGCTACTTCTCCGCACACATGACAACGTTTCATATGTACGAAGTTACGCCAGTACTCCTCTGCTTTGTAAATTAATTTTATACCCTCTTTCTTTTTAGGCACTTTTCTTTTCTCTTATTTCTTTTGCTCTGATGTATTCGTCTTGTTCTTCTACAGTTCTTAAACTAAAACCAGCTTTTAATAAATCAAACAATTTATTCTCTACTTCTGCTTTAGTTGGTCTTGTCTTAAACTCCATTTTGTAATTTATTATGTATTTGCTCATATTAAATTCTTCTCCCTTAATTCTATTCTTTCTAATAATATTTTTTTATATTCTTCATTAATAGCTTTGTTCTTATGGGCGTGATTATGACATTGACGGCACAATAAAAATAAATTGTCTATTCTGTTTAATCTGTTGTTTTTTACTCCACCCATACCCTTAGGTATCAAATGGTGTATATCCACCCCTACAGCTTGATTACAACCCCAGCAAATAGGGGTCTGATCTTCATACCCCCAATATCTGCTAAATAGTTTTTTGTAATCTTTCATTAGCCAAGATGCTTATTAAAAGATGCAACTGCTCTTTCAGTTAATACGTCAATCTTTTCTTCACTAAAAGAACCACTAGACATAGCTCTGCCAACTATACCTGTAACGTAAATCAACCTGTCTTTATTGTTGTCAGATTTATTTCCGTTAGTAGTTGGTGCTGGTTGTGTGTTGGTAACTCCTTCACCTTCACCTAGTACAACTAAATTTTGCACATTAGTATATGGATTGCCCTGTGCCGAAGTTTTCCTGTTGATTACATCATAGCCTATTTTATCGCCAGATGAAGGCATAGGGTTTAAACTTTCTCTGCAATACAACCTAGTACCATTGACTAAATCTATAGTAAAATTACTGACAAAAACCCCTTTGTCATTCGTTTCACTATTGTCATATATTTTGTTTATTATTCCGTTTTCTTTCATTCTACTTTTCTCCTTTATTATTTTTTATTAAGTACAGAATAGCCACGTCCAGTTAGGCAATTATTTATATAATCTTTTCTGGTATCTAACTTGGGTGTAAGCCATAATGTTTTTATCCTTAGTATATTATTATATACTACTTTTCCAGCATCTACTATGACATTGGTTTGATCTTTGACTAAAGCCACGCAAGTATAATAATCATCATGAAAGCGATTGTGATCGCCCTCTATATTTGCTGGTGATTTACCTCTACTGTCTACTATTGGTTTTGTACTACAACTTGATAGACAAATTAATAGTAAAGCAGATAAGCAAATTACTAATATTTTGAAACGCATATTTGTATTCCAAAATGTGTACCTCTTAGGAGTACTTTTTAAAATATGTCTTAAAATGTGTTTGTTCATTTTACCCCCTATATTTCTTTGTTAAGTATTTCTTCAATCAAAGTTATTTGACCATATAAGTAAAGACCATATTGTGTATTAACTTGTTCAATACCAATTTTTTTATCATAATCTTTGCCTTCGTGTTTTTTAAAAAACTCTAACATTGCTGGTAATCTAAATTGCTCTAGTTTATATCTAAGCGTGTATTGTGGTAATTGTGAACTCATTTTATATTTCTCCTTTTATTACTTTTATTAAGTTCATATCGTTATCATACAGTCCGATAGTGTCATCTATATGATGCAGTTTAAAATAGTAAGTTATTTTATTATCAGAAATAACTTTAAATCTAACTGTACTATTATGATCAAAATATTTAAGTTCTTTCATTTAATTATCCTCACTTTCACCACAAGCGTTTTTCCAGTCATCAACTTGTACTTGATATTCTTCAAACATATTTTTTGCGTCATCTTCGCTAATATGTAGCTCTGCTAAAAGATAATTGATTGCAGTTGAAAGTTCTTGCTCTTCCTCTTCTGTGCCTTTGTGGTGGACATAGTCATAGTCTGAAAGAAACTTAAAAAGTTCTGCGTATCTATGACTAATAGCATCTAGTATAAAAGTTTTATTATGTTCTACTATTTGCCTTGCTCTTTGTAGTTCTGTTTGTGTGGTCATTTATTTCTCCTCATTTATTATTTTATCATTGGGTACAAATATTTTAATATGTAAAAACCCACCTTGCATTGAAGATATTGCATACTGAAATGGACAAGTCTTTATCCACTTCAATGCTTCTTCAATATTGGTAACTTGTATATTTATATTTTTTTCAATCATACTTTTATTACCTCATAAGTTTTTTTGCTCTTTGGTTTTACAATTAAATAACTGCTTATAACTAATCTTGAGTTCATTCTAGTGCCTACTGATTTAGCTGACTGGATAGCGTTAGTCTTTGCATATCGTAAAGCTGATTTGATTTCATTGTCCTCATACTGTGGCAGTTTCTTTCTAAGCCTACCGAAAGTATTATGACCAGCTTCTATTAGTACTCTAATATCACTAGCAACCTTTTCTTTAAATGCCATTGTTAAAGATACTTTTCTTTGTATTCCGTTTATTATCATTTATTTCTCCTTATTATTATTAAGTAGGAAAGTGCTGTTAAGCACTCTCCTTGTTTTTTCTTACTATGTCTTGATCTTCGCTTCTGTAAACTTCTTTCCATTTGTTTTCTATTTCAGATTGTAAAGTTTCCATAAACTTTCTTCTATTATCAACAAACTCTTCTGGCATTTCTATTTTGCCATTTAAAACTTTGTCTTTACTTATGGAAATTTCTAATGCTGATACAAGCTGTCCTAATTCTTCTAAAGTAAATTGCATCTTTATAGGATTAATTTTAGTAGCATCATATTTAAAGTTTTGTTTTAAAAGTTGTCTTTTACTTCTTTTAACTTGCTTAGTAAAATATCTATGCTTTTGATCTTGATTCATAAAACTTCTCTTCATTATTTTCTCCTTTTTATTATTATTATTCATTATTAATAACCTAATTTATTTTCTAGGTTTTGTCAAACCCTTTATACAAAATAAGAAAGGGTGTGATTAAACACCCTTATATTAAAAGTTATAGTCGTGAAATTTTCTTGGCTCTTGCTCAAGATAAACTCTATTACAATGATTATAAAAGTAACCATCTTTTCTTCTTCTGATTCTTTTAACAGGATTGTCTGGGTTTGATTTATAAAACCATTTCTGCTCACCTTGATTAACACAATGACCAGCAAACCCACCAGATACCCATTTAAGCTCTACTGAATCATCTCTTTCTGTGTCCATTGGTCTAATCTCAATAGTGTTTTCACTAACTACTTTTACTATTTCGTATGGGTACATATCAGAGTAACCACTCTCATTAGCATAACTATAATTTTTTGGTGATTGTCTATGACCTATAGTTTTCCAAACATAATCTTTAAGTTTATCGGCAAGGCTAGTATGTCTAAGTGTTGTTTGTTTTTTATTAACAACGTAATCTTTTACCATTGACCATATTTCTTTTTCTTGGTCAGTAAGATATATTTTGTCTACTTCAATATGATCTTTAAGAAACTCATACTCATATTTCATAGCATCTTTAACTACAATCTCATCTCCAGTATAATTTTTACTTTTGAAAGTTGTATCTATTTTTTCGAAATTAAATTTTTTCATTTTATCCTCATTATTATTATTATTAAATATCTTCATTATTAATAACCTAGCAGAATTTTTAGGTTATTCAATAGTTATTTTCATAATTACAAAAAATAATTTTTAGTGTGATATTTATGACACAGTAGGTTTTTTATATATAAAGAGAACCCTAGCCTTATGACAAGCTAGGGTTTTATATTAGGAGAAATATTATGAAAGTTTTAAGAGCTTTTGGGTAGCTCTTAGGTTCTTTCTTTTATTTGTTGCTTTGAAACTCTTACGTCTTTTTCTTATAGGGCGTTTATTAATTAGTTCTGATATAGTTGCAGTTGTAGTAAATCCACTCATTTTCCTACTGACCTCATTGCTCTAACGTGTGCTTGTGCGAATGTCCTACCTTTTCTTAAGTCTTTAGCCATTTCACGCATGTGCTTTAAACTATGGTGTCGTGCATGTCTATTCATAGTTTTACGTTGTCTTGGAGTAAGGTCTTGAGTAAATTTTTTTATAGATGCAACTTTAACCACTATCTTTTCTTTTTACCCATTTTCTTTTTCTTCTTCTTACCTTTTTTCTTCATTCCTTTTGAATGTGTACCTTTACCAGTATGATATGGCATATTAACCTCCTTTATTGTTCATTATAGTATACATAATTGAAATCATTATAAAAAGTTTTTTTATTTTCTTTTTTTGTTTTTAGTTTATCTTTTTCAGTCCATGCGTTGTCTGTACCTAACAGTTCCTCATCTGCATATATATCCGATTGTTCATTTTTTTCTTTTTCTATTTTTTACCTACACTTCCTTTAGTATCTACTTTTTTATATTTTTCAAATGTTCTCAAACCCCCTATGCCTAACATACCTAATAATAGTGGCATCATAATTGACATATCTGCTTGGGGTATTGTTATCCCAAATCCAGCACAAATAGGCACAATCATAAAATTTATACCTAAAGATATTGCACAAATCCAACCAATCAAAGGTCGCCAAGACGACTGAAACCAGTTGCCTTTAGCTTCTTCGGTATTTAATTTTATTTGTGCTAATGCTAGTTGTTGTGCGTGTTTTTCTGCCATAGTAGATATTTCATGACTTAATTTTTGTTGTAAATCTTTATCTTTTACAAATTTAGATATTAGTTTTGTAGCTGGTGCTATTAAAGATGTTATTGCCATTATGTCATTTCCTTATATTGTTTTCCGTTGAAAGATAAATATTTTTTCCTATTATTCTCTAAGCTAAAAGATATATGTACCCACCCAGAAGTAGGCTCACCCTCATTATAAAATTCTAATATAATTTGATCATAATTTAAATGCACACTACACCAATTCGCTAAATCTAAATTACTAATAGTTGGTACTTCAATATCTACAGCTTCACCTTTACAATGTTGGCTAGTAGGTTTTGATTTTAGAAGTTGATTTAATTCTGGTGACCTATAACCAGAGTTGGGAGAAAATGGTATTCCAAAGTTATCTCTTATAGGTTGTAAAATATTATTTGATACAGCTATAAGATTATTAATAATATTCTGATCTGTAGGAATATTAATAATATTATGCCTTGTAGCTGTTTGACTTTTGCATAACTCAGCTAGTGTAAAGTTTTTAGATAGTTCCATTTATTCTCCTTTTTATATGGGGGTCGTACATATAAATTATACCAGATATAAATATTACAACCCCCATTTTCGTTGCAACAAATAATGAGATGCGTATTCACCTCACAATGATTATATGTTGCATACTCTAAGTGTTCAATCATTTTCTGTTACCCATTCATTTTCTCTTTTTTTATATTCTAAATATAAATCAGTATCGGCATATTCCCTTCCCTCATTAAGGCATACCATGAACCATTTGGGACTATAGACAAGGCAAGTTCCATCATCATAATCCATTTCATGTGCATAAACTGGTTCTGTAGTTGATACAAAAAACTTAACTGTAACACCAATAGCAACTGCTAAAAATAATATTACTGCTATAGTTATAAATCCGTATTTTACATATTCTTCTATCTCTTGTCTTTTCTTTAACCTTCTAGCTTTTTCTTCTTTTACAGCTTGTTTATGTTTGTCTATTCTTTTTTTTCTTTCTTCTAGAATATATGACCAAGTGCCATGACCAAACCTATGATCAATAAGTTGTTTCATTTCATAAAGTTGTTCTTGTGCTAATTTTGCATCTATTATTTCTTTGGCTACATTTTCAGTTGCAAAATGATCAAGGTTTTTTGAATCTCTATCTTTTATAACTTGTTGTTGACCATTAAGTGCTTTATCAACATGACCAATAATATCACCAACGTCTTGTACTGTGCCTATGTTGGTTTTAATGAAATCAACACTTTTTTTAACTAATGCTAATCCAGTAAGAATAGTAACTGGTTCAACCATTATTTTTTTCTATAAACCTATCTAGCTTGTTTTCTATTCTTAGAATTAAATCTTTTATTTCTTGTGTTTCATTTCTGAGTTCTGACTTGGTTGCATAATCCTCTCTGGTTCTGTTTAGCAATATTTGTAAACGTTTTACCTCAGAGAACATTTTACCAAACGCCCACCCAAAAGGTACTACTATAAAAGATAGTACTATGTTCCAAACTAGAAAAGGGTCAATAGTCACTAAAACCCCCTCAACTTTGGGGGTCTACCTCTTTTTTTTTTATTTTTCTTTTTCTTTTTAAATAAACTTTTTATCTTATCTAAGATATTCTTTAACTGTTTTATCATCTGTCCACCTATTTATTCTAGCTATTGTATTAATACTTCCATCTTCTTTATAAGTGTCTTGATACAATGCTTTAAATTTTTTTAATGTTGTTGCACCATTTATTGCTGTTTCTATCTCTTCACAATCGGTTCTAATAGATGCTACATAAGTTTTAACTGCATCTGGTATGGTTTTACTGCTATCGTATATTGATCTCTCTACAAGCCAATTAAAACGACTTATAAAGCTATTTGCTGTTCTTTTAGTTTGCTCTATAGCTAATGTTTTTAAACCATAATTTATTACTTGTTCACCTGTTATAGGGTCTTTCATATCAGAGCCATCTTCATTTTTAGCATTTTCATCATCTAATAGTTTTTCATGAATCGTGTAATTTGTAGTAATATTTTTATTTTTAGAACTAAATGTGTAAGTTGCTTGAGATGTATGTTCAAACCTATCATCTCCTTTAGTTCCACTATCTACAACTTCATAAAGTCCTATTGTGTTAAGTTGTTCCCAAGTCCAAGTGTTAAAAATTGCTCTTGGGTGTTTTATATTATCTATTACTATTGTTTTAGGAAATCTTATAATCTCCTCTACTTTGTTGTCTTTTACATATCCCCACATTTTATTCTCCTTGTTATATTAATCATCAGAAAGCGTTTGAGTACTTGGCACTTTGGTCAGCCCAAGCTCCATAAACATAAGTTGAACCATTTGCATTAAAATCGCTAGATGATGTACGTATAACAAACCCATTTTTAACTATATCAAAATTATATCCACCAGACCCATCACTATTATATTCTTGATTTTCAAAAGTCCACCATAAAATTCTAGTAGTTGGATTATTAGGACTTCTTTCAGTATCTCTTACTCTAAAACCACTAGCACTATCTGTTCTCATTGTAAATATCATTCTGGGTCTAAACCCAGTATAAATAAACTTTGGCTCTGATGAGCCTGTTCCAACATAACTGGAAAAGCGTTGCATACCATCTACATCAGCCCAGCAATATGCCACTATAGAATTACTTGATTGATTTACCTCTGTTTCACCACCTAACGAAAATACACTACTTGTAGGTTGTGTACTATTCCAATAATTACTGACATCAACTCCACCAGTATTAAGCAATAAAGCCTTTGTTCCGTTATTGTTATCACCAACGTGGTAACAAGCCCAATTTTTGGCTGTGTCACGATTTTTTACTATTATCCACTTTGGAACTGCGTTTAGTCCGTGTCCTACTGTTGCTCCAGCACTTCCAGTTCCGTTCCATTGTACTACGCTAAACTTCGATTTTGTGTTAACCTGGACTGTAGAAGTTACTGAACCATCTGAATTACTAGCTGTTGTTCCTCCATTAGCTCTCCAGCACCAAGCTACATAAGTTCTTCCACTATAATTTACATAATCTAAACTACCTCCTATCACAAAACCATCAGAGTTAGCAGAAGTAACACCAGTTGAACTAGTTCCCTCAGTGTATGTACCTTCAGAATGTAAATATTTTGTAAAACCTCTGCTACTATCTACTAAATAATGCCTAGAGCCTGTGCTTCTTGTTTTCGCCCAAATAAAATCTGGTTGAAAACCTAATCCACTTATTGTAACAGCACTACCAGTACCAGTATAAGTAACTACTCCAAATTGTTTACTAGGGTTTTCGTCTGCTCCATCATCTCCTCCAGCGTCTATATCTGTTGAAGTAGGCAAGTTAGATGAAGCACACGCTAAATGACCAGATGGAGGTGTGAATTGAAATTCCCCAAAGCCATTTTCATCACTTGACGTACCAGCAGATTTATCACCAGCTCCAGTTGAATCGTGTCCTCCATTAAAATGATAACGTACTGTTGTCGCATTATTTCCACCAGTAAAGCTACACATAAAATGAAATACTCCAGTAGAAGGAATAGCTAATGTAAATTTTAAAGTATTATCTAAGTAAAGTTTTACTTCGTTATCTACTCTATTTACTGCTATTCCATAAGTTATTACTTGTGTATCTAAATCGCCTTGGCTACTTGAATTAGAGCCAACAGTAGTATTAGATATTGAATTTATTGTGTACGCACCAGAATTAGTCCTTTGTTCTATAGCATACACATTAGCTAAATTTCTAGCATAAGTTCCTAAATTCATATCTGGTGGTGCTATACCAAAAATATTGTAATAATTACTACCTAACTTAGCTATAATTTCTGCATAAAATTTTGTGCCTATAGGTATAGCAAAATCAGTTAAAGCACTTGTACCATTAGTAGTGCCATCAAAAGTTGTGTTTGCATTTTTTAAAGAACTTAAATTAGTATCTTTAAATAAAGGTGACCATCTTGGATAATTAGCATTATTTGTCATATTTAACTCCCAACTCCGTTTGTAGGTGTATCAATTGTAATATGATCAGATGTCAGCCCACTTGCTGTAAAATCATTACCATTACCACTTGAATCTGCACCAATTGAACTTGCATTTGAATATGTTAACCTAAATCCATTATATCCGTAAGAACCAGAAAAGTTTTTAGGTATCCAAATATTATTTACACTTTCTCCAAATTCAGTAGGAGCATAAGATTGTCCATCTGTAAATATTGTTTCTGCTAAAAGTCCATCAAAAGATGTAGAACCATTTGAATCTCCTATATACATAATTGTACTATTAATACCAAAAGCAGTATCAAAATTTTGACTTGGTTGACTTTCTGTATCAAAGGCTGTTATTTGTGTACCATTAAAATATAATCTTACTCTATCACTTGATGTGCTTTGTGTGGTATCTACTCTCATAACCACGTGACCCCAACCATTCGTATCACGAAAAACTGCTGTTGTTCTTAAATCAAAATCAAAACTATTTGTATAATTAAAAGGTCGCATATCTCCAGCTTTTGAACTATCAAAAAGTAAACCCCCATGGTTAGTACCTCCAGCTTGAGAACCAGCAAAAAACACTGGATTTTGATTAGCACTTGACATAAACTTTCCACTTTTTTTAAACCAAGTGGAAAAAGTCCATGTTTTTTGTGAAGAGCCAGTTCCTTGTGTTCTGTATAAATAACTTGTTGTGTTATTATCGAATACTAGACTTTGACTAATTTGATGTGGGTAAAATCCAGTACTAGCACTAGCACTAAACCATTTTTCATTAGCTACCATTAACTAAACGCCAGTTGTGGTGTCGATAAAAGAATACTATTATCAGCTTTAATAAGATATGCAACAACATCATAAGCTGAATTTGTACTTGATAAAGTTAAACCAGCACCCCCAACAGTTTCATAATCACCATGTAGGCTAACTGTTCCAGCACTTCCACTTGAAGGCTGTATAAATACCATAATACCAGTTTGTCCTACGTTCCCAGCTTCGGTGCTAGGTTGTGCCAAAGTATTTGCTCCAGAACCTAAAGTAAGAATAAAGTTTTGATTTGTATCAAAGTCTAATGTTTTGCTTGTTGAAATAGTTGCTGTTTCTGTTTTTGGAATATTTACTTTATTACTTAATGTTCCAGTAGATACTAAAGAAACTAGAGTTGAATTTGCTCCGTCTGGTAATAATAATTCATTTGTTACTGATGCTGAATGTGGTTGTGCCTTCACAATTTGACCATGTGAGTTATTTTCGCAGTTGAACTGTATTGCACCAGAATTAGTGTTTCCTCTAACAGTTACATGACCAGTTCCTTTAGCTTCAATATCTAAGTCAATATTACTATCACCACCTGTTGCACTCAACTTTGGTGGATTACCAGTAGCAGAATTAGTAATGTCAAATTGATTTACTGCTGATGATGTTTTTTGAAATATGATAAGTTCGTTTCCATCATCATCATTTATGCCATGTGCATCATCAAATTGTATATTTCTGCTATTTGTATCTAAATCACCCCCTAACTGTGGTGTTGTATCATTTACTAAATCTGACTGGCTAGTGCTATCTATAAAGTTTATAGTATTTGCAGATGTATCTACAGTTGCAAATGATATATCATCTGACCCATCAAAAAATTTTATTTCAAGTGAATTAGATGCTGAGTTGGTTGTATCTAGCCATAATGTGCCTACTACTGCACCACTAGGTCTATTAGTTCCACTATGCATAGAATTTAATGCAGATAATGAATTGTTTAAATCACTCCTAAAGCTAGGAAATGATTGGTTTGCTATGTTCATATCGTGTTGTGCCATAATTAATTGTACTCCTTTTAAAATCCTTTTGCAATAAAATCAAATGTTTTTGATACTCCAGCGTTAGAACTATTAAAGAACGCTACGTCAAAACCAGTAATAGCTTTATTGCTCACATTAAAATAATCTCCAGTTGCCATTCCTTGTGCTGTTACACCTACAGCATAATTAACAGTTTTAAATGGCTTGTCAAATACTATTGATTTAGTACTTGTACCAGAAACGATATCATTGCCACTAAATATTCTGTCTTGCATATCAACTGTAACGGAAACTGCTGAAACAACTGGGGTTGATGCGTTATCTCTTGAAATTAATACAACTCTAAATTTTAAATATCTTGCTTCATATTCACCAATAACAAATCCTCTAAAGTCTGTAAATGTTACATTATCGTCACTAGTTGCTATTTCTAAATGAGCATTACAGTTAGCTGGGGTATCTCCGTCAAAGTTAGAACTTGCATCATCAAAATTACCAGTTCTTCCATCAAATAAATCATCTGGATTGTCAGAAGTTTGTGTCATTGATGCAGTTATTCTTACAGTATGCTTTGCTCCTATATCAATAACATTTGCAAATTCATAGTTACCACTTGATACAAAATCAAAGTTACTTGCACCTTGGTCAAAAAATCTATCTGTATCATCATCAAAGTTGCCACTAGCAGAATCAAATAATTCTGTACTATCTAACTCAATAGCATTATCTACTAAAATAGTATCTGTAAATGTTCCTCCGAAAGTAGGGTGTTCTGCTTGTGTGGTGATATTGTTAAAGTTTATAGCACTTGTCACATTAGATATAATTGCAGTTGCGTTAGAACTAAAGTTGCCTAGTTTATCTACTGCTTTAATTAAATATGTGCCTTGTCTTACTGGTACGGATATTGATGTAGCTGGTCTAGATATTTTTTCTACTAATGCCACAGAGTTTTGCCAGTCGGCAGTTCCGTCAGTTTCTTCAGAGAACCTTAAATTATAAAAAGCTAAATCTAAATCCGTTACAGCTTCCCAAGACAAATGAGCTTCTTGACCAGATACATTACAAGAGAAATCTGTTATATCTGATGGTGGTGCTATTGCTCCTACTATCTTTCTTTGAGCAGATACAAAGGTTGAAGATACTCCAGCACTATTTACAGCTTTTACTCTTACATCATAAGTTTGCTGATCAATCACATTTAACACTCTATGATTTAATCCAGAGCCTTGAGCATAAATAATAAAATCTGAATCAGTGCTAAGTTTGTATTCTACTTGGTAAAAATCTATAAAGTTGTCTGGTGATGCTCCTATAGTAACATCTAAAGCCACAATAACTGTTCCATCATTATATTCTATGAGTTGATCTGATAATGTTACACTTGCTGGGGGTTGTATTACAAAAGGGTTAGGTAATGTCGTGTTTGGTATACTTGCTACCTCTTGCTGTGTTCCAAAAGTGTAAAAGCTATCTTGATGCTCTGAGCATTGCATAGTAACTGTATAATTACTATTCACATTTAACCCTTGTACTCTAAATGGTTTAGCTGAAAAACTTGGTGTAGCATGAGTTATATTTACTATATCACCTACTGCTAAATCCAACGCAGTTGCGTCAGCAATAAGGCTAATGTCTAAACTTGACCTAGACCTCCTTAAAATAATTTCTGCCATCTCTTGA